AAAGAACGCAAAAAACAGTCTATCGCGGATGTCCTGAAAGAGACGCTGAATGCCAAGGATTTAGCGAAGGGCATACTTGACAGGGCGAATAGTGGCGACAGCGAAGCGATCAATACTGTCCTGTCGGTAATCGGTGAAAAAAACGCAGCGACCCGCGCTATACCACTTGTCTATGAAATAAATATCACCGACAACGCAAAACCGCAAACCGTCGCGGCTGTATCCGCCGACCCCGAAAAGCCAGCATACAATCCGAATAAACGCAGTCCACAATGGCATAATCCTACAAATAAGCCCGATTCGCGCGAACCAGGCATCGGAGAAGAAGAAGCAGGCGATGAAGAAAATCCTGCTTGACATCCCGCATCAGTATAAGCCACTTTTTGAACCGTATCGGTTCAAAATTATGTACGGGGGCCGCTATGGTGCAAAAGACTGGTCAACCGTTCAAGTTCTGGTATTTCTTGCTATGCTCCATGATCCTACTGGCGCGGTTGACGCACTCGCTGTAGCTTCCCGCGTCGCCGAGAAATACGACATTAACCCGGAACTGATTTATCGAAGCATTAAATTCCCGCATCGTATCATCTGTCTGCGCGAAATGAAGGTTGCTATTAAGAAGTCGATTCACCAATTGATAAAAGATACTATTGTCCGTATGGGGGCGGGTGACTTTTTCGATATAACCGACACGGAGATACGCTGCTATAACGGATCGAAATTTTGCTTTGATTCACTCTGGAAAAATGTCGTCAATATCAAATCGTTGGAAGGCGCGACGATTGCCGTATACCATGAGGCGGAAGCGGTCTCGGAAGAATCGTGGAGCCTGGTATTGCCTACGATGGTGCGCGTGGAGGGCGTGGAAAACTGGGTGATTTTCAATACCCGGTATATCGACGATCCAACGTATGACCGCTTCGTGCTGCATACGCCGTCCGATGCGTGGCGGATATTCATAAATAGCTTCGATGTGGAGCAGTATCTTACCGACGAGGCGCGACAGCAGCGGGCGGACGATGAGCTGCGCGATCCGGTATCGTACCGGAATATCTGGAAAGGGGAACCGCTCGGCACCGGCCGCCGTGTATTCCCTGAGTTCTCCGAAGGCATGCACGTCCGGCACATTGAGATTTCGGAATTAAAGAAGTTCAACGCGAATTTTATTATGGCGATGGACCCGGCGCAGAACTATTATCCTGCGGTCGGCATGTGCGCAATATGGCCTGATAGATTGGAACCGACACGCTTTCATAAACACTTTTATGCGGAGTATCCTGCTTATGACAAGTTCAAAGACTATTTCGCAAACATCCGGTACAAAGTCCCTTTCAGCGGCACAGTTGAACAGCTTGCGCGGGAAATGGCGGCGGCGGCTTGCGAAGATGGGTTTGGAGATGGGTACGTCAAAATCTCGAATCGTTATATTGATACCAGGTTCGCAAAAGGTGTTGGCGGGGATAATTATATAAATGACACTCTTGGCATCAATCGAAGATTTGAAGAAGCTAAGATGCCTTTTACAATGCCTTCTGAGCGAAACATCGACACCGCGCTCGACCGCATCAAAGCGGACCTGCGGACGCGCAACCCGATCCTGAAATTCGATGCCGGCCGCAATGACGTGTTTCTGACGTTCGACCCGTCTTGCCGGAATTTAATCATGGCCTGCAAAAGCGCCCGATTGAAGGATAGTTCCGAAACTATAGAGCCGAAGTACAAAGATTTTGTTGACATGCTGAAAATCATGTACGCCGGTATTCTGTGCTTCGATTATAATCAGCCGGAGAACGACGAGGAACAGAAAGACCAGCTGGGCCTTGTATGGCAATCGGAAGGATCATCGGCTTTAGACACCGTAACCGCATGGAGGGGATAATTCCCCAAAAGAAAGGCGACCAGAAATGGCACCCATAAACGGACAAAAGCATAATCAAACGCTTTGCCAGATGTTCGGCGTGAAGTACGCCGGGCAAATCCGCCGTGAGCAGCTTGAGCAGGCTGTTCTCACGTTGAGCGACCAGAACTTCGCAATAAAGACCCTATGCCGGGCGTTCGAGCAGGAGCTTTATTGCGTGCGGCCCCGGCATCGGTTTTTCAAAGAAGAAGAAAAATCTGTACTCGCCGGTTTTGAACTCACACGAAAGGGGCGGTCATGGTATTCTCGGCTGAAAAAGAAAGTGAAAAAGATGACAACAATAACCGGCAGCGGAATATCATCTTCAACACCATCGACCGCTGGAAAGAAAAAAAATTCAGCGGGTCGATAATCGCCGACATGTACCAGGGACATATTCAGCGCGTCCGGCTCCTGCACCCAGCCGAGGAGGGGTAAAAATAATTGTTGCTTTTTATCCGATGATTATATATATTTCGCAGTAGAAGGAAAATTGCATCATCACGGCATAGATTTTTGAATAGTCTTTGACATCGTAGTTCACCGATCTCCAAAAGGGAATCGTTCCAGCCATACAGGCTGTTTCGGTTCCCTTTTTTTATTGCCTATGGCGACAGAAGAAACCACGCAGGAAGAACAGCTTACCGGCGACGACCGTATCCTTGCCCGCGCCCTGCGACGGTTCGATAACTCCGCCGATGAGTCCAGGTCGATCCGCAGTGCCTTCGTCGAAGATGTGGCGTTCAATGCCGGGAAACAGTGGGATGCCCAGGTAGAGCAGGAACGGCAGCAAGACGGCCGGCCGTGCTTCACGATCAACCGGGTCCGGGCGTTCAAAAATCAGGTAGTGAATACGTGGAAGCAAAACCGGCCATCGATCAAGGTGCGCCCGAAAACAGAAGGAACGTCGCTCTATACCGCCGAGGTGATAGATGGCCTGATTCGCCACATAATGAACAACGGCGACAGCAAGGGGGCCATTGATACGGCGTTCGATTACGCCGCGATGGGCGGCTTCGGATTCGTCCGAGTGAATGTTCGCTACTGCGCGGATACGGGGTTTGAACAGGAAATCTACCTTGAACGCATCGAAAATCCAGCCAGCGTCTACGTGCCGTGGCACCTGTGCAAAAAACAGGACATGAGCGACTTGCCGTATGCCTTTATCCGCATAAAGATGTCGAAAGATGACTTCAAACGGCAATATCCGCAGTCCAAGGACAAAGAAGGGTACGATAAATCCGGTGTCGGCGATAACTCGTGGGTGACGGAAGATTCGGTATATATCGCTGAATATTATGAAATTGAATACGAAAAAACCGTGCTTTATGAGTATCTTGACCCCGGCATGAATGCCCTGACCTACGTGAAAGAGCTTCCCGATGGCGTGAAGGCTCTTCGGTCGCGGGACGTATTCGCGCCGACGGTGAACTGGTATCTCCTGACGCAGTTTGAAGTCCTCGACCGGGAAAAATGGGCCGGGAAAACAATACCCATCGTCCCGTTTATCGCTGACGAAATTATCGTCAACAATAAAAAAGAACTTGTCAGTATCACGCGGAACGCGCGGCATCCGCAGATAATGTTGAACCATTGGGTAACGTCGTTCACCGAACAGGTCGCGCTACAGCCGAAATCTCCGTGGCTTGTTGCAGTCGGGCAGATAACCAAAAAGCTGCTCCCGCGCTGGAAAACCGCCAACACGAAAAACCATGCCTTTCTCGAATACGATGCCTCCAAGACCGCGCCGAACGGGAATCCCTTACCGGCTCCGCAGCGCATAGCGCCGCCGCAGGTAGGCGATGCCCTGACAATGGGCGTATCTATCGCCAGTGATGCCATGAAACAGGTCACGGGCATGTACGATCCCTCCCTGGGGAATGAATCGAACGAAACCAGCGGCAAGGCGATTATCGCCCGGCAGCACCAGGGCGACACGGCGAATTTCCACCTGTACGACAATGCGACGCGGGCGATTCGGCGTATAGGCCAGATTTTCCTCGAATTGATACCGAAGGTGTACGACAGTGCCCGGTCAGTCATTATTCTGGGTGAGGATATGGCCCCGAAAATCGCCGTCGTGAACCAGGTGCATAAGAGCAAAGATACCGGCGACACGACGGTTTACGATACCACGAAGGGCGAATACGAGGTTTTCATTGATGTCGGGCCGAGCTATGAGACGAAGCGCATTGAAGCCGTCGAAAGCCTGAATCTCATTCTCCAAAACATGCCGAATATCGCGGTGAACTTCCTCGATCTCCTGTTTCAAAATATGGACGTACCGAACGCGAATCGCATGGCGGCGCGGGCGCGGGCAATGTTGCCGCCGCAAGTGCTACAGGCCGACCAGCAGGCCGACCAGATTACAATGGAAGCCATGCTGCATAGCACGGCCGCCGACCTGCAAAGGATCATGCAGGAATTGAATATGACGAAGGCCCAGCGCGACCAGTTGATGCAGGCCGTACAGCAGCTTCAAGGCGCATTAAAAGACAAGCAAGATGGGATGCACCTGAAATATACGGAAATTCTTACCAAGGCCCAGACTGAGCTTCAAAAAGCTCAGGTTGGTTTGCAAGAAGAAGTGGTGAAGCAGCATGGCGCAGCTAATTTAGCCACAGTGGACGCGGCTATGCAGATGCACCAGATGTCCGCTTCGCCAAACCTACCGGCGGGTACACCGGGTCAACCCTCTCCGAGCGTTGGCATGCCCGCGCAGAGTAACAGCCCCGTACCGATGCGGAGTCCCATCGGGTAAAATCGTGAGGATGCCATGTCAGAGCAACCGGCAGTAGCAGTACAGGATTTAACGCCAGCGGCGACGCGACCCGCCGATAACGTACCAGCACCAGCGGCAGACCCGGCGGCGCAAAATACCGCACCGCAAAGCGACGCAGCGGCAGCCCAACCGGACGGAGAAGGCAGGGAGAAGGGTGGTCTTGAAAAGCGCTTCAATGAGCTTACCACAAAAATTCATGCTCTCGAAACCGAGAAAGCGGCCGAAGCAGCGCGTGCTAACGTGTATCAGGACTTGCTTGCCCAGCGCGGCACCGCACCCGGCACCCAGCCGGCAACGGCGGCCTCCGCACCTGTGGCGGCAGTACTTGAGGCACCGCAGCGCGATAAATTTGCCGATGATGCAACCTACAATCTGGCTGTTTTTCAGTACAACGTCGAAGTCGCTACTGCCAGAAATACCGCAAATATCGAACAGCGCATGCAGACGCAGCGCACCGTGGACACATTCAGGGAGTCCCAGAATCGGGCGATGGCTAAATACCAGGATTACGGAACCGTGGCGGCACCTATCGCCAACGCGATTCATCCGGAATCCTCTATCGGCCAAGCGATCCTTTCGACCCCTGATCCTGCCGACACGCTGTATCAGCTATGCAAATCACCAACCGAGTTTCAGCGCATCCAGAATCTTCCACCTGCCAAAGCTCTCTATGAAATCGGCCGATTTACCGCGAAAATCGCTGCTCCGGCAACGGTACCAGCGGCGGTCCAACCTTCTTCTGGCGCAGCACCGATCCGCAGTCCTGGCCTTGGGACGGCAGCGGGCGATGCTGTCGGGCTGGAAAAGTACGAGAATATGAGCATGGAAGATTATGTGAAAACGCGCCGAAGCGAAACCAAAAAACGGTAATCAAAGCCGTTTGAAGGAATAACCAATGGCACAGACCCTTCTTACCCCGACAATCATCACCAAAGAGAGCCTTCGTATTCTGCACTCCAAGGTGGTACTGGCAAAGAGCGTTTATCGTGATTACGATAAGCAGTTTGCCAACAGCGGAGCCAGCCCCTCCGGTAAAATAGGTCCGACCCTCACCATCCGTATGCCGAACAGGTATACCGTGCGCACCGGCCCGACCGTCCAGATTCAGGAGATCACGGAGTATTCGCAGGTGCTGACCGTTTCTACGCTTATTGGCGTGGATATGGTTTTCCCGAACGTCGATCTCACTCTCACCATCGACGACTTCTCCAA